GTGAGCCTGCAAGACCATCCCATACGGCAATGCCGAAGACTATCGGACCGAGAATGGCAAGGACGATGAGTATGAAGGTGCGTAGTGTGTCGATGATAAGTCCTGCAGCATGGAACAGAAGTTCTAAGAGGTCGTGTACCATCTTCATGATCCACTGCTTGGTCTGATAGGCTGCACGCTCGGCATACATACCCGCTATCGTCACGGCATCTTCAGGTCCGATGATACCCATTTCCTCAATCTTCTCATCGAACTTCTCGTTGGACACCAAGTAGGCCGTTTCGGGATTGCGGAGATAGGCCTCTTCCTTGAGCAGGCTGTCGGTGAGCTGGTGCACCGTAGCCTCGGAGAAATTCTTCTTAAGTCCCTATTACTCTATAGTCTGACCCTTCTCCGAAGACGTACTAGGTAAAAAAAGCAAGTTCCCCAACGGATGCGATTGCACCCATCGGGGAACTCCGTTAGTCAGCTTCTAGCGAAGGCTTAGATACCTACGTGGCCGTCACCGTTGCCTGGTACGGGCGTGGATCCGCCACCTTCCGGCTTGTCCTTTTTCTTCTTTGCCGAAGACTTGTACGGGACATCGAGGACACGCTCGGCACGCTCCAGGCGGACGCCCTTGAGCGCCGTCTTGACCTTGACGCGAGGCGTGTAGATGACCTTGGCCTTGTCGACGAGGTCGATGCCGACCTTCTCAGCGCTCTCCACGCCCGTACCCGTCTTGGCGGTGATGCTGGGGCGGAAGGTACCCATGTCACCGCAGTCGACGCTCTTACTGTCTTGGAGCAGGCGAACGAGCACCTTCGAAGCACGGTCAAATACCGCCTTGACATCGGCCGAAGAGACCGTCGTCTCGTCCGAAACGAGCTCGATGAACTCCTCAAACTTGACGTCAGAATGCAGGTGAATGGCGGGGTACCAGAGGGTTTTTCCGGTCTTGTTGAAGCCGACTTTACGCTCAACAGCTTTAATCTTGATCATGATAGATTAATTTATTGTTAAACAATGCGTTAGAACGCTCTGCTAAGTTAGGCAGATTTTCTTGCGGAAGCAAATAAATTTCTGTGCGCACGAAAAAATATTTTCTTCCGCACGGAAATTTATTTTCGTGCGCACAGAAATGTTCCGTCCTGCGCACGAAAGTTTTTCTACCTGCGCACGCAGAATCCTTCTGGTAGCAACCTCGGAGGTTGTTCTCCCCCCCCTCAACAGATGCCTTTGCACACAAATCCACCCCTCTTACTTAGACCTCTTATATGGTTTGCTTAATACGACAAACTTGGCGTAGCCTGAACTGACACAACCCAACACACGACAATATGTCACACGAATGTATCCCCTGGAGAATGGCAAGCTATTTGCTTCAAAGCTAGCATGTTTAATAATAATTTCTATTTCAATATGGGAACATTAACTGATTACTCCCCGCTCTCTGGCTACGAGATTGATTTCATCCCAGTGGGAGAGGGAGAGAAGAATGGAGATGCGATAGCTATGCGCATCACGGAAAACGGAGAAACAGAGATCTATGTGATCGATGGAGGGACTAAAGCGTCTGGGGAGGCTCTGGTTCAGCATGTCAGGGACTACTACGAAACTGATCGGGTTGATTACCTCATCAGTACACATCCCGATATGGATCATATCTCGGGTCTCAAGGTCGTTTTGGAAGAGTTGGAGGTTGGAGAATTATGGATGCACAAACCATGGGATCATGCCTCTAAAATTATCAATGACATCGTAGATGGGCGAGTAACCCAGCAGAGTTTAAGCAAAAGGATCGAAGGATTCGTTAAGACTGCGAAAGAAGTAGCAGAGCTAGCCGCAGAGAAGGGAATTCAAATCCGCGAGCCATTTCAAGGCGAGCAGATAGGTTGCTTCCGTGTTTTATCTCCAAGTAAGGAGTGGTATATAGAGCTGCTCAAAAACTTTGACAAAATGCCACCTACGAAGAGCACTCCTATGTCAGAGTGTCAAGCGTTTGCAAGTAGTACAGATGATACCGCTTATGAAAACTGGAATATCGAAACACTAAAGGAGGATGGAGAGACCTCTGCTCGGAATGAGAGTAGTGTAGTCCTATGTGGCATTCTTTAATCCGTCAAAACGAAAAGTAGGTGCATTGTAAAACGAAAAGTGATATTTTGATGCAAAACGAAAAGTAACAATTCTCAACACGCACACAACAGTAAAAAGGTGGTAAATTCTTGCAAGACTTGGATAATTCTGCAAGATTTTACCACCTTTTAGATTATACGTTGAGTTCAAACTTTACATCTTCATTACCGTTAAGAAGTTCTTTTGTACGCTCTATATTATTTTTATAAATGTGAACATTAGCAAGGTTGAGCGTTATAGACTTTAAAGGGAAATCTATTTGCCTTGACATTAAGTAAAGATGATAAATGTCTGCTGGAAGACCTAAATTTGCATCAGAACTTCGCTGAAAGGCTGATATTACAAGTTCACCTTCATCTATTTGGAACTGTACAAGGCTAAGACAGGGTGCTTGATTAGTTTCTGCACCTGTCTCGCCTAAGAACAACACATAATTTTTGCTACTACGCTTTTCACGATTTATCTTCTCTATCAGCGGAGGCAATTTCTCCAGATATGTAGGATAACTATTGACAAGAATTGAACCACAATAATCCCACCAAGCAATACCTGCCTTACGATACTTTTCAATCTGCCTTTCACCTTTCATGAACAGTTGTAGCTCATCCTTTAGCTTCCTACGTGCTATACTGTGAGTTTCGAAGATGTCGAGTAAGTCTGAAGGAGTAAGTGTTAGCTGTTCGTTCAACAGATACCTAATTTCCCCTTTCTTGTTACACTGTTGCTTTCCTGTATGAATGATTCTGTCTAAAATCTTGTAGTATTTATTCATCGTTTTATCAGCATTTGAATAGCATTTAACCAGCATTCTTATACAGCATCATATCTGTATAAGTTGAGTTATAATTTATGCGAGCATTGAATTCCACTTTAGTACACTTCTCAAATGGATTACCGATATGCTTATTTCGACCTATCCAGTCACAGAGTTCAAGTATAGACGATTTATTGCTTGTGAAGTAAACAAATGAATGTCCAGCAAGAACCGACAGCACATCGAGGTAATCTGCAAGCTTCCAATACATCTTATAAGTACCAACTTCAGTACTGAGGTAAGGAGGGTCAACCAAAAATACGACATTTGGAGTATCCTTATACTGATTAAAGACTTGTTTATAGTCTGCTGAAACAATTGTTAAACCATCCAAATAGCCATCACAAAGCGGATAATCAGTAGAGCGAATATTGTTATACAACGTTTCCTTGTTCATGTCGTCAATATTCAGACAATACTTCATCGAAAATAAGAGAGAAGACGATATCGTGATGAAGTCCAAATAACCATAACGATCTTGATGTTTAATTAAGCACTCAAAAATCTGTTTGCGTGCTCCTCCAACAATAGGCTTATGCTTAGGCAGCTCACGAACTATCTTTCTAAGCTCTGAGAGTAATTCATTAGTCTGTGACACGTGCTCCAGACGTAGCCTATATCCATCAAAATCATTATACACGACTTTAGAATGTGGTTTCTTGGACTTTGTAATATGCGACAACAAGCTACTGCCTCCGAATAAATCAACAAATGTTGTTCCGTCTGGGAACTGTTCTAATACCTTCTTAAACTCTTTTGCGAACATCCGCTTCTGACCTACAAAGGGGAGCGGAGCTGAATAATACATTTTCTTTGTCATGATGCAAAGGTCGTAAGTTTTCCTTTCACAAACATAAGCGTATATACTGATTACACTGCAAACAAATTGCAGTCTGTTTGAAATCGCTTAATAAGAGCATAAACTTTACGCTCGCTAATAGCATATTTCACAGCAAGAGCCGCTACTATGTAAGACACTTTCTCACGCTTTGACAACATCCGTCTATATTCTGTATATAAATCTATATAGTTTGTGTCATCCAATCTAACTCCAGCAATATGGAGGTTTCTTAATAGTTCCCTGTTAATTTTTACAATCTCAATTATCTTCATATCTAATAAATTTTGTAAATTTGCAAAGCCAATCACTTTTATTATACAATAAAACGCCACAAGAGCGAGCGAGGATATTTGCCCCCGGTCGCGCTCTTGTGGCGTACATTGTTTAAAAGTGATTGGCGTTGCTTATTAACAAGGCTGGGGGCTTTTTATCAATTAACCCATT